CTTCTTACCTGAAGCAGATCAAGCCGTTATCCGCAAAGCAAATCGGCTCGGTCTTGAATACGTATCAGGAAAAGAAAAACAACGCGCGCAACGCAAACATTCGTGGTAAATACGATTACTTCATGCAAGGAGTTCAAGCGGCCGCGGGTCTCGCGCAAATCGACTAATAGAGCTCGGAAAATTCCGAGATCGCGCAAGACTTCTGCAGTTTCGTCTTCAATCTCATTAAAACCCCATCCCTAATTTGTCTCACGCGTTCGGATGTAATTCCTGCCGCGGAAGCAATCTGCATCAACGTTTTCTCCTCCGTCCTTCGGGTCTCTTCTGCGACATCATAATGTTGGAGAATAATAAATTTGTCCCGGGGACGGAGGTCTAAACTATCTACTACCCTACGTAATAGCGCCGCACTATCTGCATCTATCGCCTTGGTTTCAACAATGTCGTCATCATTCGTTACCAGCGCTTGAGAAGGAGTGTTTTCTAGTGGTATAAGGGAATGGTATGCTAGGTCTTGCTCCACCATCACTTCAAAACTGTCGTACTCTGGCAATGATTGTTTATCTCGCTGTCGATGCAAAGGGATATGTACGAGACTCGATTTATGCAATTCATCCCATATTTCTTTTCGAATCCACCAAGCGGCATACGTTAAAAAACGTGTGTTATGCTTGAACTCATATTTGTCAATAGCTAAGACAAGACCGACATTTCCTGCAGAAATTAAACGTTGAATGGAGGAGGTGGACTTAGCGAATTTTTTAGCAATCTTCACAACAAAACGGAGGTTCGCTTGTAAGAGTTTTTCGCGTGATACTAAATCCCTAGAAGCTCCACACCATGGACAATACGAAGGAGGTTTAAACGAATCAAAACGTGTCGTACACTTCGTACACACAATAGGGCGCCCCGGTTGGACATGTTCGGTGATTGGTTTTTTGCAAGTAGGGCAAAAGGCTTGTCGTACTAGTTTCGGAAGGCTTCTATTACATTGCGGACATGTTTTATATCGCGTTAGATATAGGCGTTCTTCTTCGGCGGATATTACCGCATGTTTTCCTACATCGTTATAGTATGCTTGGAATGTTCGATCACTATAACTTTCGCTCATCAATTACCTCCTGTTTATTTTTATTAGACCACAGAATGCTTGCATAGGGCAACATCCCAGTGGTAGGATTCCTGTCCCTCGAAACAGAGAAAGGTGCACGTCAAAAATGAGTAACATCGTGAAATCAGAAGTGGCCGCCCTCGAAAAATACAAAGATTATGAGAACTTCGTACGCGAATACGGCCAACGTATCTTAAGCGTTGCGCGCGATTATAAAGAGCCCGATGCCCTATTCGAGCTCGTCGACGCGCTTTCTGATGAAATCCCACAAAAAGAAGCACTTTACGATGTCTTAAAACGGCTTAACCCCGAACGTAAAGGAATCGTTAGTGAAAAAATACAGGCGTTTCACACGGACCTCCGCTTATTCCACGGAACCGGAAATGACCCAAATCGCCCTGTCGATTTAATCCCGGGGGAGATGTATTACAGTTCAGGTGAAAAGGTTGGAAAAGAATTCATCGGTACTCCTATCTTTATTTGGGAGGGGCGTGAATTGGCGGAAAAGAAAGCCCCCGATGACGATGCGATGCCTAAGGTGATGTGTTATTCCAATGACCGTAAAATTGGGTCACATTTCGGTGAATGTCAAAAATGCACATACCTACCGTGGCGTAAAAAGGCAGAAGACGAAGAAAAGTCGGACATGTACTGCCGTAACTATGTAAACGCGTTTATGCTGGCACAAGATGGACGTGAACTCGTTCTCGTGCGTTTCAAGAATACGTCCGAAGGAGCAGGACGCCAACTCCTGAAATTTGCCGGAAGAACCCCGCAACTCTGGTATCGCTGGTACTCCATGAAGACGCTTGTTCAAACCAGTGAGACCAACAAGAAGGCACGTTGGTTTATCTACGTGGTTGGGGCCATCCCTGGTCCCGAGGGGCTAGTTCCTCCGGCCCTGTCGCCTATCTGTGACGCTCTCTACTGCGCCGCAGGGCGTGACTATGTCTTCCCCGCCATCGCTCGTAGTTATGCAAATGTGCCTGAAGAAGACCCCACTGTAAAAGCAGGTGAAACGGCCGGGATACCGGCGTTAGTGACACCTGCAACTGACGCAGCATTTGGGTACGGAGCCATCAACGAAGATGCATAACGCGTCAACGGAGATGCACGGTTAAGAGTCGGACGGCTGGAGCGCGGTATCCCAACAAGGGGGTACTACGCTTCAGCCGTCTTTTTTTCTCGAGAGGAATTTCAGCATGTCTGTAGAAGCTACCCCATTTGTGAAAAAGTACGCCCCTTGGTCTGCTAGCAAAGCGGATACTGCCCAACAGTGTCCTCTCAAGTTTAAGCATACGTACGTAAATAAAATGACTAAAGGACGTCTGGGGGAAGAAGCTCAAGTGGGAATTGTGGTTCACAAAATTCTGGAGCTCTGCTTATCGGGGTACTCGCTCGATGCCGCTAAAAGTGAAGCGATGTCTGACCCCAAGACCAAACTCCTGACTTTAGAACGTGAGAAAGTAGAACTCGCAATGCCTGCGGTTGCTACTTTCATGAAACGTACCACTAATTTCATCGAAAAAATGGGCGGTGCTGAGATTCTTATCGAGAGGAAAGTAGCGACGACTTTTAACGGACGTCCTCTTCAGTTTTTTGATAACTCCGGACTACTGCGAGGAGTTATCGATGTCGCTATTCTTTTTAACAAAAAGCCCCACATCATGATCATTGACCACAAGACAGGTAAAAACCGCGGACTTGAGTACTATAAGTGGCAATTCTTATCTTACACACTCCTCACCAAAGCAAATTATCCTCAAATTACTCATGTAATCCCGGCGATTCATTGGGTGCAAGATGAATACACCGACGTGGGTAAACCGATAGAGGTTGATAGCGTTCTCCCGTGGATTGACCAGGTGATAGAACACCTCAACAAAACCACGAAAGACGCCGCTGAAAACCTCGACCAAGGCAAACCTAGTAAGCTCTGTGGGTGGTGTGATTTCAAATCACGTTGTCCACTAGCGGTCCATGTGACAGGAGACCTAGATGGCCAAGACGAACAAGGCAGCGGAAATTGTTAAATTTGACAAATCCTTAATAGACCGAGTTTGGGAAGGTATCACAGTTGAGAATTGGCTTAACCTCCAAAATAGTGGGTCGTTAGGCCTCCGTAAGAACCGTGAAGATGACATCGTTAGCCTTTGTCCGCATCCTGACCACGCAGATACTTCACCTTCTTTTCATATTTATCCTAAGAAAAAACACGGACATTGTTTTGGTTGCGGATACCACCCTATCGATCCTATCGAACTCATTTCTAATATATGCAAGACAACTTACACGGAAACCCTCATCTATATTTCTAGTAGTTATCCAGGGGTACAATTTCTTAAGAACAGCACTTACATTACGCAGAGCGAACAGCAGTTACTCACCCAGGAATCTAAAGAATTATTTTATGAAGTCTGCCATCAACAACTCATATTGGCCGCGCAAGCGTATGCTAAGGGATTAGCAATAGCGGCAAATCCTCGTAACAAAATAGAGGAAGATTTATATAGCGACGATGGCGCTGAGGGCGATGTCTCGAAATTAAAAGATGACCCCGACTACCCCGGGGATACGACGACGGATAGCGTTCCTCCTCCACCTTTTCCTTCTAACGTAATCCCTATTACCGCAGGAAAAGACGGCATAGGCCTTTTAGATTTTGACTATGCTACGCAAACAATTCATTGGCTCGTGTCCGTACGCAAATTGCCTTTGAATATTCTACCTGACCTTCCTATCGGGATAGTCCCTCCTATTTCTGCTATCCCTAATTTAGCGAAACAACTTCTTGAAAGTCCTAACCGTAAAACCAAACACGATAACGCTTTAGCATTAATACAAACTATATCGGAATTCTTAAATAAAGACGTGAACAAGGGTGTGTCCAACAGCGCGACAGGTGGCGTCGTGTTTCCCCTCTGTACGGCAGAAGAACACATCGCCGCATTTCGCATACGGCTTCCAAATGCTGTAGGAGCAAACAAACGCATCACGCTCCTCCAGGATAATTTCGAGCCTGGAATGGGTTTTTTCGGATTGAATTTCGGACCCTACCGAGAATTCCTACGGAATAACTCGACCCAAAAAATAAAGTCTTACGTCGTTGTAGAGGGTGAATTCGACGCGCTACAGCCCATGGTACAATGCCTTCAAACAGGCGTGGTCGAATGTGCCGTCGTGAGTGCCGGAGGAACGAGCTCCTTAGCTGCCTTCGATTCAGTAATACAGCTGAACGACGTCAAGTATCTGTATCTCATAGGGGATGCTCCTTCGAAAGGTAACTCGAACTCAAGCGCGAATGTTCTGGCGCAGTGGATAAACACCATCACCGCCCCCGAGTGTGGCGTCGTCATCTTCACAGATGCCGCCTGGGAAAAACTGGCTCCGGCAGAAGACTTGGATAATGCTTATGTCCTCCCCGCACTCAGTCCTCAATTTATTTCTTCCACGATACTAGACAAAGATAGTTATAAACCGGCTTGGAGTTGGTTAGTTGATGCGGCCATACTACAACTCCAGGAATACACGGCGGATGATGTCACTACCATGACCTCTACCGCGATTTCTGTAGGGCGTACGCTACATCGAAAAGAAGACATAGAAGCGTATGTCCAAGCTCTCTGCAATCTGTACCCAATCCTACGACCCAATCCTATTAAGAATGGAATCATATCGAACGATTCCAACATAAAAACGTATATCGACCGCGTTGCAGAAGTTTTAAGGTCACTCTTCACGGTAATTGGCGTAGACCGAAGTTCAAGCGAGGGTGCTACACTAGTCCTTTATAACAAGCGTCAAAAACAATTCGCACGAGTTAAATTGGACAGCGAACGCAGCATCATCCAGGAAATCGCAAGTATCACAGGAACTATTATAACCTTTTTAGAAAAAGAAGTAGGCCTACCTTCATGTATCGTCATCCCCGATAACTCGCTCAGTCGTATCGATAAAGAATTGAGATATATCCTGCGCGAGGCCGTATTACAACTAGTCCCCGATGCTCCCAGTATGAGCAACCTCAAGAACATACGAAATGGATATCACCACCTAGATTCAAAAGAAATTTTAGTTCACGGAACAGACGCCTACGACATAATACGTACCGACAACGATATCTCTTATAACCTCCTCCCTTCTCCCCGTATTGGAAATATTCTCGTCGATACTTACAAAGATGACGCCGTCATAAATCGCAAATGGTTCAACCGACTAGAACCTCTTACTCCAGACGTACTTAGAAAAGCGCAGCAGTACGATATGAAAAAGGTATATCATGATCTGTGCCGCTATTTCGACACCGGGTTTATCTTTGCCCAGCAAGACCTAAACTGCCAACTACTAGCGGCCCTGATTTTGACCTTTCCTATTATGTCCTGCTTCGACCGGCAAGTCGTCGTGCACTTTACAGGGGAAACAGGGTCTGGAAAAACCACCCTACAGTCTGTTTTCAGCGAGGTAGAAAAAGATTCGAGCAATTTGAGTATTCAACTCCTGTATGCGTCACGTTATGTTCAGCATATAACCGTTCCAGCCCTAGCGTTTGATGCTGAGGATTGTGCTATCCTGTACTGCGTAGACGAACTTGAATCAGATACCGTCAAAAATAAACAGGCGACTGACCAATTTCTAGAAATGTTACGTGGAGCTACTTCTGGAAATAGCTCCCGAACAACCATGAATAGGAATGGAGAAGGGACTATAACACGCTGCATTAATGTCCCCGTGATATTCGGAAGTATAACAGGGACAGACAAACCCCAAGACCTAAATCGTATCATCAGTATTAACATGGTCAAACGTATAGGATATTCCGACCCAAACTCTTCGATTCATCGAGTCTTTTCCCCCCAAGAACTGTATGATTTACGCTTAGCTGTCAACTTTGGTATGTATTCACATATTCCTAAAGTACGTGAACATTACACTGCATTCAGATCGAGCTACGACAAAATTAAAGACCAATTAGAATCATCAGTTGAATTCCGATTCATGTCCGCATTTTTCCCCGTCTTCGCCGTGCTTGAAACGATTGGCATTGACTATATGTCCTTCTTTAAAGAGTACGTAAAAAATAATGAGTCGTTAATCCGGCGCACGACCCAAAGTAGCGATGCCGATACGTATCTCACCAAGATACTCCACCACAGCGTAATCCGCCTATCGGATTTCAAAGAAACTGCGCAGTGCCAAAGCTTAGCGCGCATAATAGCCAACCGCTCATGGCGCCAAGAACTCAACGATACAGGTGTAGGGGTATTCTATGACGAACTAAAACAATTAATGCTTTTCAATATCGAACAAGTTATAACGCACCTCCTACCTAGTCACGAGCGAAACACTAACGCCACAAGTGCTTTGAATTTACGTAATACGCTCGGACGACATCCCGCGGCACTAACCGATGAAGCGATTAAAGAATCCGGTATCCTCAGTCGTGCTTCTATGTCTATGGGAATAGGCGTGAGCATCGACAACGTCATGGTATTTAACGGGAGATACTGGTTGGATGCCCACGACGCAAACATTAAGAGCGCTTCTTTAGCAGATAAGGGAAAAGAAAAGAAAAAAGAAGAAGCAGAAGAAATGCAGGAGGATGAGGTCACGGAGGACACAATCGATGCTGACTTCTAATGACTCCCCTAATGTCGCAGGCCCTATCGCGGATTGTTACACCTGCAAGATGGCCGGCGCCTGGAACTTTCCAAACTGTCCCACGTGTCCAAGCTACCAAAAAAATCATTTTGCAGTAAGTCATGGGAGCGGACCCCAAACAGCTAATTACATATGCGTGGGAGAATCCCCCTACATACTCACTCTTGCCTCAAGTGGAAATCATTCGGGTTGGATTAAGGACATCGAACGGTCTGCTCGCCTGACCTTTGAGACACTAGACAAAAAGTACAACAACCCCGTGGGGCATTTTACCTATGCCGTTCGATGTCAGGCTGAAAAACCCAGCGCCAAAGAGATAAATGCATGTGCTCCAAATCTCATCGCGGAAATTCTCGAGTGTAGTGTACCCGAAAAACCCATATGCATATTTGTTATGGGTGCGACCGGGTTAAAAGCTCTTGGAATCCAATTCAAAAAATACATGGAGGTCATCGGGAAAACAATTGAAACGACTATCGAAGGTAGACGTGCCTTCGTATTCGTCTCCCTATCAAAACGTCAACTCGTGACAAAGGCGGGTTACTCTGAAATTCTAACACGTCAAGTCGAAGTCTTCCTCGAAATGGTTAAAAAGAATATGGAGGGAACCTTAGAGGACCAACGCACCATCCTAGCGCGCCTATCCGAAAAGTACCGTTACCCTAAAACAGTGCAGGAACTCGACACCCTCGTCACCGATATCCTACGAGAAACTACCGATAAAACTCCGATATCAATCGACACTGAAACAAATTCACTCTACCCCCACAGGTCGAAACTAAAGCTACTCATGGTATCCGTCAGCTGGGGCACAGGACGTTCTGCTGCTATCCAACTTGAACACCCTGAATCGGTTTTAAAACTCGAAGATGCTCGGCCTCATCTCGAGCGTCTATTTAGCAGTTCTAGATACAAAGTATTTGCGAATGCTAAATACGACCTCAAGGTTTTAGAGCGAAAAGGATTTAAGATAAGACGACTCTCCTGGGACGTGATGCTGGGCGAACATTTGATAGAGGAGGATAAAAAAGGATTCTACGGATTGAAAAGCATTACACGCTTGCGCCTACCTGAATTCGCGGCCTACGAGGACGAACTCAAAGAGATTTATGCCAAGCGCATGGATAACGATTCCCTCGTCCCAGCACCTGTCACCGAAGAAGATGAAGAAAAACTTCTTTTAAAACGGGTCAAACCCAAGCGTAAAAAGAAGGTTAAAGCAGAAGGACCTAAGTTATCTCGCCTCGAGAAGAAACTCGCGGAGGATGACGGATTTCAAGCCATCCCTCTCCGCGACCTTCTTCAATACGCGGCCTTCGATACCGACGTCACGCTCCGTATCGCAGCCCAGCAGCGTAAAGAACTCACCAACGAATCACGTAAACTCGAAAAGAAACGCCTCGAATTCCTAGGCAGTACTTCTGCTAACTCGCGGAACATAGGGGAAACTCTTTGTCCCATCCCCAATCCTCCGCAGTACAACATGTCTGCCCGCATCATTCCGACAACCCGCGTCCTCGCGAAGATGGAACTCCATGGAATGGCTGTGGACCGCGAGTACATTCTCCAATTGCAGATCGCCATGGACAGCTACCTCGCGAGCTCGTCCGCCATCTTCTCTGACATGCTGCCCGTGGGCTTCGCCGACTTCAACCCCGCCAGCACCCAGCACGTCGCCAAGGCCCTCTTCTCGACCGGGTACCTCCAGCCTGGGACCGGGGCGCTCGTCTGCTACGCTGGGAAGATTGAGCCCCCAAAGACCGAGAAGGGGGCCATCTCCACCGACGCCAAGTTCCTCAAGTTCCTCGCGACCACGCACAAGTGTGCGCTCAGTACTGCCCTCCTCGAGTTCCGCGGCATCAGCAAGGCCAGGTCGACCTTCATCGAGAACATCGAGGTGCTCAGCCGGGAAGATGGGAGGATGCATTCGAACTTCCATCAGCACGGAACTGCGACGAATCGGTTATGTGTGTCCAAAAACACTTGGCTGAAAACTACTATTGGAAAAGTACGTATCTGCGACCTAAACCTATCGGCGCATCCTAACGTGTACATTCGTACGCATAAAAATAGGTTACGCCGCATTCTTGGAGTCTATTACAAAGGAAAGGAGGCCATGTACCGTGTCACTAAAGACGACGGAAGTTTCATCGAAACCACCCAAGAACATCGATTCAATACTCCCGGAGGGTTCCGACATCTCCGCGAGCTCAATCAGAAAGATGAAATCATTACCGACAGACATAGTACTACTCCGCACCCCGACAGGTTCAGTTATGGCCGAAGAGTCCTTCGTCGACCTTTATCTACAGCAAAAACTCACGTCCAACGAGTTCAAACAACGCGGAATATCCTACAAAATACTGAGCAATTCAGTTCGATTTTACAAATCCAAATACCCCGACGAAATAAAGGAGCGAAAACATTTCCACTATTCTCATGCTCTAAAAGGAAATTTGCACGGGAAGAAAGATTCCCCCGGTGTATTAATACCGTTGGAAACCCTGATTCCTTATTTAGAACAAGGCTACAGTTGGAAAATGATAGGCAAAGAATTAGGTGTGAGTGCCTGGTTCGTACGCCAAAGTATGCGGCATTACGAGGTAAGTCGCACGGGAAAACTCCCATATCGATTAATGAATTCCGACATGGATATCCTACTAACGCTAGACCAATATGCTCCGGGCATAGCCAAAGCTGCAATCCATTACTACGAGGACCCTCAACGCTATTTTCAACTCCTCTACGAAGCACATCTTCAAGTAATAGAACTAACCTGGTTTATCAAAGAACAATCCCGAGCATACGCCGGATTTCTAGCCCGCAAAAAATTGCAAAAAAGTCACATCTGTTGGAGCTCGAATCGATCCGAAATGCTCCTATCCAAAGCTCTGCTCGACAACAACATACCGCACGTACGTCAAGTTTTGTTATTCCAGAACTATTTGGCGGACTTTGGGTTCCCCGGGAAGAAGCTACTCGTGGAGATAGACGGAGACTTTCACAAGCAGATGGAGACCCAAAAACGGGATGTACTGAAGAAGCAATACACCGAAGGACACGGGTACACGACTCTCAATTTCTCCACTCGAGAAATAGAAAAAAATCTATTAAACGTCGTAGAGGCAATACGTTCAGCATTGGACACATCACCAACATTGAACCCATCGGAGTAATGGATGTCTGGGATATCCAAGTAGAAGAGGACCATTCCTACGTCGCGCACGGCTTCGTTAACCACAACTCTTCTAGTGAAGAGAACATGCAGAATATCCCTAAGAAAATAGGGAAACCACCCCACCAATACAACATCAAACGTGTATTTATATCCACCCACCCCGACCTCATCCTCGTCAACGCCGACGCCAAGGCCGCCGAGGTCCGCGTATACGCCGCGTATAGCCATGACAAAGCGCTCATAGCCGCGCTTAACGACGGCATGGACCCGCACAGCTTCTTCGCCTCCACCGTCTACAACGTGGACAATCTCCTCAAGGACATCGCCCCCGGACAAAGGAGTGGGGTCCTCGAGACCATCGGCGTCGACATGAAACACGCCTGGAACTATGCCGACTTCGAGGCACGGGACTCCATCAAGAAGACAGACAAGGTTTATGGAGAGCAACTCGATGCCCTCCGAAAGAACATCAAGCGAGTCGTGTTCGGCATCCTGTATGGCGCCGCTCCGAAGAAGATTGCAGGCATCGTAGGCATCCCCGATAACCAGGCCCAGGCCATCATCAAGTCCCTCTTCGATATGTTCCCATCCATCAAGGGTTACATCCGAGCGACCAAAGACCAAGTCACCCACCTCGGTATCGTAGAGACGTTCCTCGGTCGACGACGTCACCTCAGTCTGAAGAATCTCCCCAGCATCATGCGCGGGCGCGCAGAACGCCAAGCGGTCAATTTCAAGATCCAAAACACCAGCGCCGAGATGGTGCTCGACGTCCTCTGCGCCACCGACCCCGTCATCAGCAACGACTTCGGCGGGAACATGCTCAACACGGTACACGACTCGCTTGTGTTCCAAATCCCGAAGAAGTACGTGCACCAAATGCCCGCCTTCATCCAGGACTACGGTGTGAAACAGGTCGCACAGAAATTCCCCTGGCTCCCTGTCCCCTTCTCATGGGACGTCGAAGTGGGCAATACCTACGGCGATTTGATGCCCGTGAACACCTTCCTATCGGACCACCCCGAGCTCGCCAAGAGCGACAACGACGATGACGATTATCTGGACCTGGAAATCAGAAATGCCCTAGCTGCAGAAGGTGCTGCAGAACAATCCGCGGCCTAACGCTCAATTCTCAATCCTTCCAAAATTTAAGATCATTCATGATGATCTTAAAAGCCAGCCAGCCAAAGAGTCCCGCGTGGAGGCAGTCGTCCGGTTTCTGTGGCGAGTGCCTCCACACCTTCCTACCCAACATCGTCACCTCTTCGTATTCATTTAAGATGTCCGCAAGTGCAATGGACATCTCCTCCCTAGGCCCAAACTGTACCAACTTTTTCTTAAGCAACATCACATAGTTATCGATCATTGTCGTGCGGTCTAGTAGATAACGGTCTTGCCCGTTCCAATTCAAAGCCTTGGCATACGCTCCGTATTGCACCTGCGTCATACGGTTGGCACCCAACGCATTTCGCAAGACGTCATTCGGGAGGCTTCCTTCTCCCGCATCACCCACGGCGTAAGCCACCCGATAATAATTACAGACTTGGATAATCTCTTCGACTGAATTTACAGGGTTAATACCAGGATAAATACGATAAAAAAGACAGCGAAGAATTCCGCTCGCTTTATGTTCTCCCCATATCCATAACACAGTACGCGACACGCCAGACGTCCCACCTCCCGACCAGTCTATTCCCGCAACAGTTATTGCAATACCATTCATATTCATAGCGTTTGGGACAGCTGAGAGTGGGAGCCCCGTACAAAGTCCCTCAAGCTCGTCTTTCGCAATCATTCTCGCGCCGAGCGAGTCCGAAACACCTAATACCTCATTTCGAAATGTCGTCGCTGGAAGATTTTCACGTTTATAAAGAATGTCTTTCCACTGCTTCGTAGCGAAACGAACATGGTCCTGGTTATACCCCGCCTTCTCTACCGCCACAGGGTTACAATCTGGCATCGAAGGTTGACAGATGTGAAAACCTTTTATGCGATCTTCCTCTTCAATTAAGGACTTCTCTGCTAAGGGTTCGGCTGTATCAAGCCACTGTCCCTCAAATGGATTCAAATAAGACCCGCACTTCAGACAAATCATGCCTTTCAAGCCAATCGATTTTTCTGAATCTGCGTACTGATACTTCTTACAACTATTGCATTTCATTACCCATTCAGTCTGGGTACTCATTTCCCAGAGATACTGAATGGTGTTCTCCATCGTCTTCGGCGTCCCCGCATAGGTCTCATAAGCGTATTGCGAACGCGCCAAACATTCGTTACCGACTGTAATTACCGGGTTATAAAGAAGGTCCTGGACCTCATCGTAAACGTTTCGGTCGGTAGATAAACCGCGGATACGGTCAGCGTCGTCAAGTGCATAAGCAAACGCCATCTCAGACCCGTTCGTGAACTGCTTGTGCAACACGCGGTCGGAAAGCTCGGGACTCAAAAACTTTTTATGGATGATGGGGGAGTACCGCATAACTTTTGTAACGCGCGAATTCGAAAAACGCATGGTCTGTTCTTTCGAAGGCGTTACAAACATTACGGAAAAATGTGGTATAAGAGAGCATTCAGCTATGCCGAAATTTGCCAGGGTCGTGGACTTCGCGACCTGCCGGCTAGTTTTCAACAACGTTCTGCGCCAGCGCCCATCGTAAAAGGCCCGATGCGCTGGCCACATATCGAGACGAAAAGGTTTACCGTTTAGATATAACCAGGCCTCACAGACTTCGCTAATGGTGGCGGAAACAGATTTCATCTAAAGAAAGGATAACAGACAAGTGGCGAAAAACAATAGTGAATCCACAAATGTAGAGTATGCGGACCTCTACAATATCCCTCGGATGACCATCGGGGAGATAAAAAGCGAACTCAAAATGAGCTTCGAAAACCGCTTGTATCGTGGTGTATATTGCATCGTCGGAGAAGCAGGGCTGGGAAAATCTCAATCCGTGCACCAAGCCGCACGCGAGCTCGAAGCCCGCGTATGTGATATCCGTACTGCTCAATTTGGACTACTCGGAGCAGGCGTTCCATCCGTAAGGGACGTCGAGGAGGGATTTTTTAAGATCAAGTTGCCCACCGTTTTCCCGAAAGCAGGCGAGCGGAGCATCGTTCTTTTTGACGAGATAAACATGGGCCAACAGCACGCCATCTCCATGTTCTTCTCCATCATCGAGGACCGCCGCATCTACGACTACGAGCTCCCAAAAGACTGCCTCGTAATCGCACTCATGAATCCCGCCACCGGGGCCTACTCCGTTCAGCAGATCGAAAACAACGCGGCACTGCGTCGGCGTTTGAAGTTCGTGTACGCCATCTACTCCACTGAAGAGTGGCTGCAGCATGCGCGTACTCGTGAGTTCCACTACAGCGACCGCATGTCCCCCGTCGTGCAATCCCCCGAGGTCCGTGCCATGTACGAGAACCACTATGAAAAAGCTGACCAACACAACCTCGGGATGTCCTGTCACGAGGCTGTCCGGTCGTTCATCGGAACGTCACCGACCATGCTCTACGACGAGCAGAACAAGCTCAACAACCGGCCCTTCGCCTGCCCGGCCTCCTGGCAGACCATCTCCCTCGACTGCTACGCGCTCGAGCACATCGGCATCCCCCTGACGAGCAGCCGAGCTCTGTCCCGCTTCGGTGCTACATTGAATATGTCGACCGCGACCCAGTTCCAGTCATTCGTCGAGGACAATAGCGTCATCCTAAGCCCCTTGGAATTTCTACAGGACTACAAGACTTTCATGCATAAGTTCCAAGAGGTGGAAGACGCCGGCAAGCAGCCGCGCCTCGTGGAGTTCGTCTACAACCTGCTGAACTACATGTTCGACTCGGAGTACGACGTCGATAAGGCCTACCCCGCGCTCTTCCACTTCTTCGAAAGCTGCGCTGCGGAATACTCGGCGCTCCTCACGGACAACATCACCGCCACCGCAACCCGGTACGGCAAGCCTGCCTACCGTGGGTGGCTCATCAACAGCTTCGTCAAGGACAAGGACCGCTTCCGGGCTCACCTGCGACACACGGAGAAGGCCCATGAGGCCGTAGACCGTTTCATCCGCCTCAACAACTGAACTAGCGCTGCCGCGCGGTCGAGAGATCGTCGGCGAGCTGGTCAGCCCACCTCTTCACGTACAGGTAACAGGCAGACAACTGGGCAAGCTGGACGCCAAGCTCGTTCTCGAAGAACTCGGTTCTCTCGAGGACGGTCTTGTCCAAGGCTTCCCAACTGTCTGCCACTTCTTTTTTCAGGGCAGTGGCATTGGAATTCTTGGGGAAGAGTCCCTCCAGGTTGTCCGCGACGAAATCAGCCAGGGGCTCGGGCGGGAACACATATCCCTCACGAAACAAACATACCGCAATATATTGCTGGACATCCTCGTCGAACTCGGGTATGGTTACCTGGTCGTTATCCAATCCCCTAATCACCCCAGCTTCGTAGACAGCCCAAGCCATGTGAGCAGCAGTGCATTCTTGCAACGCCTCTGGGTCAAAAAGTTCCCCATTCAAGGCCTGGACGGTGCGCTGGAAGACCAGGTTATCCCAGTAAAAAGCGGGATGGACGATGAGGGAGATAGCTGCCTGCAACTTGTTCCGCTCTTCGTCGGGGAGATTCACCCCATCCTTGTCCAGCGTCAGCCACACCGTCTCGGGCTCCCACTTCAGGATGTCTTCCCCGTAGACCGTCCGCGCCGCAAGATACAACCCCGCCGCCGTATTCGCCTGCGGGTCTTTGAGTACCTGCAGGGCGCCGTTGTTCGACTGCTCAGACGCCATCTTCGCCATCATACCCTGGCTGATGCCGGGTATCAGTCCCCAGAGCGTCTTGAAGCCTTCATGGAGCTCTGTCATGCGGCGTAGGGCGCGAGCTGCGTGGCCAAAGACGCCTTCATGTCGGCCGGCAAGGTCTGCAGGACCGTCTCCAGCATCGCCGGGTCAACCACACCCCCGGGCGCGAACTCTTCCACGAAGTCCGGGCCGAGGGCGTCGTTCCAAAAACTGGCCGGCAGTGAGGCGAGCTTGTTCTTGTCGAAGAGCATCCCGTTGAGCTCGAGCTGCTGAGCGGCCACCTTGGTCGTGTTCCACACCGTCAAGATGGGGTTCGGGAGGCTCTTGCCCACGTACTTCTCGATGCCGGCCAACTTGTCGAGCTCGGCGATGGCCTGGGCCAACTTCACTTGGTCCTCTTTCGACCCCAAGTATTTGTTGACATGCCGATAGGATTGCCCTAAGCTCTTGAACTCCACCGCAGCAATCTTATTTCCTACCCATTCAGAAGCTTCCGCTCTCGCATCTAACCAGTCCGCAAGGACTTCGGTATCCGTGAGCGTGTTGCCGGCGTACTTCTGCAGAATCGGATTCACCGTAACCCCAAAAGTCTCTGCCACCTTCGCCAAGTTATGACAGGCCTCGGTGCGCTGCTCGTCCGTGAGCACGTGCGCCTGCTTCTCCAAGGCATCCACGGCGTACAAGACGTCTTCGGCCGATGCCACTCGAAAACGATTCAGCTCGGGGAGCAGGTGATACACCGCGCCGGCCGTCTTGGTATTGGACGGAACCAGCAAGTCCTCGGGGATGGAATGCGCGTCACACGCCAGCTTCAGGCTTTCCTGCACATGCGCGGGAAGTTCCCCGGCGTGCTTGGCGTAAGCCTGTGAAATTGCTGCGTGTTCCTTGGTATGAATAGGAAAGACCCGCTTTTCCGGCCAAGCAAACGCTCCCGCGGGGAGAGCTTCAAACTCCTCAGGGGAGAGCTCCGCTGCTTTGGCGAACTCTACCAGCCCCGGATACTGCTCAGACAGGACTCGAAGATTCGAAAAAGCAGGATCATTTGTGACGTCGATGATGCTCATTGGGTATCCTCTCAACCGTGCGTGATACATGCACAACTCCAAGTATATTAGAAAGGACCAGGAATGTCAGCCCTAGACCGGACACCTCTGCAAAATGCGTTTTACTGGCTCGGAAGTTATCGTGGCGACAATAACTTCTTCGGACGAATTCTAAATAGTTGCCGCCGTAATTACACAGTCCTGAAAGCTCCCGCAGGCATTGCAATTGATAACGCAGGCAGATTCTGTTTGCATGTCGACCTTAAAAAGTTCAACGCCCAACCCGTTCCCATGCAGCTCTGCATATTGGTACACGAAGCTGCACATCTAGGATTTCGTCATCACGAAAGAATGCTTCGAACAATTGGAGGGGCTAGAGTCCTCTCGGCCAATCCAAAACTACAAAAAATATGGGAGACACTGAATATAGCCGCAGACCTCACGGCGAACGACCTCGCGGTACGGCCCTTAATAGTAGGAAAAAACGTAGAAGCCTTTAAAATTGTTTATGAAAAGGCACTCTTCCCTGAAAAATGTAACCTCCCTCAGGGGTTGAGCATGGAAGAATACTTTTTGCTACTAATGGAAAGAGAAAATGCGATAGCTGAAATTCTTAAGAAGATAAAAGAAAACGAAATGATGCTTAATATGAATTGCTTCGGGGACCCCGATGATGAACCTGAAGAAGGTCAAGACCCCGGAGACAACGAAGACCCTGAACGCGAGGAAGACCCCGAGGATAATGAAGACCCCGAAGATGACGAGAATGACGAAGGAGACGATAAAGACCCCGAAGATGATGACTACGAGGACGAGGACGACAACGACTACGGGGACGACGAAGACCCCGAGAGCGAAGAAGACCCCGAAGATGATGAAGACTGTGGCGACTTCGATCCACTGTTCCCCCGGGACACTGAAAAGGCTCTAGGGAAGATACTGAATATGTCCGGGGGCGAGCTCGAGCGCCTCGCAAACGACATCCAGCGAAACGCTGCGTCTGCCGTGCGTACCGCTGTCGAGCAAACAACACGCAACCGCGGAACCATTCCCGGGTGCATGCAAAAGATTGTCGAAGAGCTTCTTACAGAACCCCGGGTACCCTGGCCTATCGTCCTCAGGAACCAAATCAAGAGCGTCATTAGTAACAAGCTGATTTATTCTATGAATCAGCCAAACATCGCGCTGTATCCAGTCCTCGATGAAGGGATTGAGCCTTTCCCCGGTTACAACCACGACTTCACTTTTCGTATCACACTCGCAACAGATTCAAGCGGGTCCATGAGCGACGACAACTTCGCAATCTGTATCAACGAACACATAGCCATCCTACGTCAATTCCAAGGCGTAATGCTTCGCGCCATCACCTTCGATCACGGGATTCAATACGAAGAACTCTTTACCCGCACCTCGAGTGACTCCGAGATTCAAGAGATAGCCAAAACACTGCGCATTCGCCACGGATATGGAGGTACTGACTTCTGTGCTCCCTTTCGACGCGTACTCGGGAAAGACACCGCCAAAGACTGGTCTGTACCGAGGCCCGACACGCAACCCTTCGCAACCGACCTGATGGTCATCTTCACCGACGGAGAAGCTCCCGTCAGCGACATACAAGGAGGACCCATGCCTAGATTAAAACCCCCCTGCCCCGTCATCTGGGTCATCTGCCCAAAAGGTTCAGTCCACCCTGCCATGCAGGATATCGTGGTGAAAATTGATGACTGAGCCGATCCCCATTCTCCGGATAAACCGTCCAGACCGCTTTTCACGGGTGCACGTCTCTTCTAAAGAACCCAACCGAATACCTTGGAACATCTACTACATTGTCCCAACGGTTAACGAGGAGGAATTGGCGAAACTCTTTAGGACCGCCTGGGTCGTGCATCCCAACACAAATACAACCAGCGTTATAACCACCGAATGGGCCTATTCAGGACATTACCCTCCCGCCACCTACATCCGCGAAGAGCTCCGAAATCTTCTCTATCGAAATAAAGCTTGCCTTGTAATTCCCACGTACATTAATCGAGACCAGCATTACGCCTACCAATACGCACGAAAAGCAACGAAAGCAAAAACAACAAATCTAGGCACTGGTCTAGGAAAATTCTATTTCCTGCACGAGAGCAAATTCGAGCCCGCGTGTCTGTACTGCCCCCGCTCCGTCTACTTCCTGACAGGCGCGTGCGTCCCTGGAACAAATTCCTGTATCTCAACCTATTGGAGGAAGAATGGTTCCCTCGTATGATTTTTATCCCCTCCCAGTAGATAGCCCTATACTCCCACGACCCTTCGATTCCACGAGCCTCTCGAACTTAATACAAATTAGAAATAAAACGCTCTGGTACGTCGTCGTAGCAGACGACAAGAGCCGGTACATTCATCTCCATATCAAAAAGAGGCGTGGGAATATACGACTACTCCACGCTCCAAACCCCGTAGTCAAATTCGCACAGAAGAGGCTGAACAAGAACTTCTTAGACCTGCTACAAGAACACCTCCCCATCTACGTCACCGCCTACCGCGTGGGAAAAGATATCGCCTCCGCGGTAGCACGGCACATCGCCAAATGTCCGATATGCGACGCTGCAGCCGAGACCCCGCCCAAACACAACTGCCCCCGCAAGGGGGCCTATATCCAAATGGACCTGAAAGATTTCTTTCACCGCACCCGTCGATGGTGGGTAGGAGAGATGCTCGAAAAACATTTAGGATATCCAAATGAAATAGCAGGTCCGATAAAAGGGATGGTCACCGTCCGTGACATTCCTTGTCCCACTAAAAGATACCCCGATGGGATACGTTTTGGTGTCCCTCAAGGCGCTCCTACCTCTGGCGCCATCTGCAATCTCGTCGCGTACTATCGTCTAGACAAACCCATCTGTGAATACCTCGAAACTCTAAACGTGAAATACAATCTACACGGCGAACGTGTCTGGGTATACTCTCGGTATGCTGACGACCTCGCTTTTACGTGCGGACGCGATTTCCCATTTAATGAAAAGGTCGAGATTGTTCAAGAGTTCATTCGAATCATCGAAGAGACAGGTTACGCTGTTAACCGTCGCAAGGTGCATATCCGCTCTTCGAATAAAACGAAAGACCTATTGGGCCTGAACTTCAGCGATAGGATTACAATCGCACGCGTGGAATACCTGCGTCTTCGCGCTATCGTCCATAACTGTCTCGTTTATGGATTAGAGACGCAATACAGGCGTGCCAAATTCGGTTCCCCAGAGCAGTTACTGTTCTGGTTGAAAGGCAAAGTAACGTATGTACAGCAGGTCGACCCTAGAAAAGGAAGTAATCTCCACACCGAGCTCTGTGGAGCCATCGCCAACTATTCAGCGCTACACTGTAGCGAAGATGGGACCTAAAGACGACACTGGACTTCTAATATTCGAGACATGCCTGACCACCCGCCAAGAGCTCTACGATTTCGCCAAATCCCTCTCCGACTTGAAACTGGAACGACACTTATATATAAAAGTTTTCAACGACGAACTGACAGTATCAACCTATCCAGACCTCAAGAATAGTGGATTCGCAACGGACTCCTTCTGGGATTTAGTTGGATATATCTCCCCGGAAGGTGAAATAAAAATTGGTACCATCCACGAATTCCGCCGCGACTGCATGTCTCCTCGCGTCCTATTCGGCTGTTCTAACTGCGTTTCAGACTCCTCCGAATTTCCCGGAGACCCCTGCCTCTTTTATCCGCGTCCTAAATACCTCGAAAATGATTTGTACGCCGAGGACTGGATAGACGAATTAAAGAAACGAAAATTCCCAGCTATTGGAAATTTTAAATATATCTCACCTCTTTATACGAAGCCTCTCACCGTAAGTACTGGAACACATCGCTATCGCTATAGCGAACCTCGTACGCCCATAGGGATCGCCCCATTTATCCGTATCCCCGAAGACCACTCTTTTGAGTACTGCGAAGAACTGCAAGAACGCCAAAGCGCTAGTGCTACGACTAAAGCGAAAATAAAAAGTACGATTAAAAACCAATGTGCGCATTGTACGAAGAAAGAAGTGTGCACTCTTTACCATGGACAATATAAGTCGAAGCAGTACGTCTTAAGGTGTGGATACCCCGAAACTATTACCGAAGAACAATTACAGGCGTTTTACTTATTAAAAATATCCGGTATAGACAGAGAAGACCTCGCATTCATAAGTTGGCACCAAGGAAACCTTGCTTGGAAACAGGACCGTTTTAAGTTGGGAATTAGACTAAAAGCTAGCAGTGAGAGAGGGCGCGGACTACGCGCAGTCGTTTACCACAAAACGGATGTCTCATATGTTATCGAAAACTTCTCGATAGAAACAGCTGCCGATTACTTAAAAGAAAACTATCAGCGCGAGCACCCAGAATGGAGACACTATCCCGAATACTATCCGCTCGGGGACAAGGCTGCGGCCCTCATCATGATGGTCACGGAAGAAGTTCATAGGTCTCTCGAATCCCACGGTGCTTTTGGGTCTGGTACATGTTGGCCTCTTCTACATGTGCAGCCCGACCGCTACAGGGTAAACGTAGAAGCCATCTTCCACGCAACCCAAGGACGACCCGCCCCCCGTTGGACCACCCAAACGTACACCAGCATGTTCGATGTCCACCGCTACTACGGGCATCAGTACATCCACCCAAACGCGTATCCTGAGAAATCAGACTGAGGAAGGATCGAAATCCGGGCAGACGGCGAGGACCGCAGCAAGGGCTGCATCCTCTGCCAGCTGCGCGGATGCCAAAGAGGCTTCGGCCTCTTTTTTTGCTGTGACAGCATTTGCGGCCGTGACGTTGGCGGTAGCAATGACGCCTTGCTGAGATGTGTAATAGCCTCCAACACTGAGGTGGAAGGCCAGGAATGCCGCGTCGAGAGAGGTGCCGTTGTAAGCTGCTAAAGTTCTAGCCTTAAGATTCGCTTCCATCGTCTGTAGGTGGTATAACCAGGCTTCTTCAGCCGGGGTTCCTCCTACAGTTCCAGTAGATACGTAATTGTATCCTGTTACTTGCAAGAAATCATCGGTAAACTCTCCGAACCGATCCGTCATATTCGTAAAGAACGTATTCTCAGCTAAGAAATAATTCGCCCAATAAATCACGTACGACTGCGACGTGAAATCCAAATCTCTCTTATAAACGTCACCCAACGTCACGGCGTCCTGTGCCGCATCCTGCGCCAAGGTCAGCGCTAAATCAGCTGCCGCGAGATCAACATCCGCTGCGACACGCGCGTCTTTTGCTGTCTCATAATCATCTTTAAGCTGCTGTTCATACGTAGCTTCTGCTGTTGGATGATTTACGGTATCTGACCCACTGAAATCCACGGAGTACGTCCGCCACGCATTCACCGAATTGTCGATACGCGACCGCACCGCGTCTTTCGCCTGCACCGCCGTGTTCAAATCGGTATATCGAACTTGTAAAGTTGAAGCTAAAAAGAACTCCTGGTCGTCTGCTATCGCTACTGCACGCGTAGTATCGATGTTCTCCAAGTCATACGGATTTCCTAACCGCACAAACGTATCCCGTGTCGTATCGAGCTCGTCCAAGATTTGATACACAAAAATATTCGCATGAGGCAGATCACCCTTGTCTATAACGGCAGCATCTATCTGATAGACGTTCGTACCATCTGGGAGCGCTATCGTTGTCCGATCAAACTGAACTCTCGTATCGAGCATTTTATCTACGCTCCTGTGTAAACAAAGGTCGTCACACCTTCGAAGCCTGCTGAATATTCGATGTAATCATCCACCAATGTCCGCGTTCGAGCCTGTGTATACGCCGCAAAAGACTCAGCGGTAGCTTGCGATTCAAAGTCCCTTTGAACCTCGTCAAGCCTATAAAACTCCGCACCCGCCGCAAAGGCCTCGGCATAGGAGGTATACGTGAGATGCTCGATATCGTAGACCGTCGCTACATGCGAGAAGGCCTGGGTCTCGGTTGTGAAAACGAAGATAGAACCAGAAATATCTGCTGCGGCCGTGACCTCATCCAAAACACGGAAGAGATTCGCTTCTGTGATGGACTGTGTTTGTTTTAGCGTAATAGAAACAGCCATCAGTCATATTCCTCCGTGATTGTACCCGTGAAAGATTCTTCTTCGAGGTCCGTGGCGTCTATAAGAGAAGCCGCTTCAGCTCGAAGGGCCGCGTACTTATTCGTAGCTTCTGTTATCGACGAGAAAAGCTTGGCTGCACTTGCAACGCGCACGTACGGGTCATTTCCTGAAGAGTTTTGGTCGTAGCGGCGGATAGTGACAATCTGATCTGTTATTTGAGATATCCGTATGACCTCTCCTCCTTCCGTATTTTCTAAAATCGTAAAAGATAAAATCCCGGTAAATCCACATGGCGGCATAACCGACCCAGATAATCTAAACGCATATAACGACCCCGTGATCTCTTCAATTGAAAAATTCATAGGTGCCGCGGCTCCAAGCTGCACCCACGATCCTGGAATGGTATCAAGACGCAGTGTGTCATACATTTGCGGAGTACCTTCAGGAGGGGTCTTCGCATACGAAGCTGCTTGAAACCACTCAAGAGTTGTACCTACTGCTAGGTCTTCCAAATCCACGAGCGTTGAAAAGCGCGCGATGTCTTCATCAGCCGTATTAACAACGAGGGACTCCTCGAGCTTCCCAGCTGGGTCCGTATCGGGCGCCGGCAACACCGTCACCCCCAAAAAATAGCCGTCTTCTAGAACTTCACGACTGTATGTTACATTCATCTTGGCCATGCGATAATCTTAGCGGTCTTGGAAAGGAGATACAACGTGTACTTCTTAGGAATCGACCCTTCTGCTACCAGCACAGGCTTGGCGCTCATCGGAGAGAAGGGACAGTACGTCTTCGCGGGAACCATTCTCCCCAAACAGCGGCGCGGCGGAGAACGGCTGGCTTACATTCGAGATACTGTTCCGCATTTACTGCGCCCCTATTTAGGCCAAATAACACAAGCAGTAATTGAGGCCCCAGCCTACGAGAGACCCCTAAAAGCTGACCTACTTGGACAAGTTCGCGGACTCTTCCTCCTGAAACTTTATGATTACGGCATCCCCGTGCTCCTTGCACCTCCCTCGTCCGTGAAAAAATTTGCCACAGGACGCGGTCTATCCGACAAGAACTTCATGGTGAAAACGGCACAAGGGTACTGGCCCCAATGGCCCGGAACTGATAAAAGCGACGACGAAGCGGACGCGCTCTGGATGGCCGAGCTCGCCCGTGGAATCCATTTTCCAAATGGGATGACCCGATCTCAACTCGAGGTCTTGCACAAGCTCAAGCAGCTAGAGGTTGAAGACGATGTGTAGCATTTTTGAGTGCCTGAAAACACCCGCCGAAGATTCGATTGAAATCAAGCATGGCACCGTCACGGTAGGGCACATCTGCAAGGATTGCTTAGACGGAATAGCAGGCGTCCGCATCCTTCTGAAAAAATACTCCGCGGGTTATCTGCTCGAGCAGGTCGACCTCATGGAGAAGGTTCTCTAAATGGCCCTCGCGGACAACGTCATCGAATTCGCGACCTCGCTCGCCGCCGCTCTCCCGGCCGAGACGACAGTCCAATCCGCCCACAACATGGCCGAACAGATAGCCCGGCACTTCGCCTTCGCGACGCTGGACGGCGTGGACATCGCCGAGGGGTCCAACCTTAGCCCTGCTGCCGTCCAAGCGCTCACCGCCCGGCTCATCGTCGCCTTCGTCATCGAAGACGACCCCGAGGGCGCCGCGGCGGTCATGGAGCAGGCCTTCTTGGACTACCTGAACAACGGACCCATCTCAGACATGTGGCCAGCCGCCGTCGAGGCCACGAAAGATGGGGATGATCTGCACGACGTCATGAAGGTCGCCACGAAAGGAACGGAGAAAATATCGATGCTGGCTCGCCTGGCAACGGCTCGAGGATTGACTCAGTGGATAAATTCGAGTGTTAAAGTGGAGTTGGATGAGGTGCCGGCGAGGTTTGAATATATAATTTAATGCACCTAGATTAGCGTCTACTACTTGCACGGATAGCTCTAGTATATCCAAGCATGTTTACTCCAGCCGATCCCTTTTTATCGTTTAAAGTACACCATACAGCATCCCCATCAAAAAGAAGCGTACCATAATCTATGCAATCCGGTGGTGTAGTAACACTTTCTATTCCACGCAATAACGACACTAAACGTGGACTCAAATCAGATATAGCCAAACCACCTACAATCGGATGTGCAAGACTGGCATCAATCCCGACAGCTACTATACCATTTAGAGCAAGCCCATGACCTAATATCCATACCCGCAATCCATCAAAGCAGCAGGCCCCCAAAAAATCAATAGACGTATGGGCTGCGTAAGAAACAGAAGCAGCACTCTTATATATTGTGGATGCAGTTATTATCTCACCATTCTCCAATGGGCACCAGATAGCCTCACCGTCCCAACAAAGACTGTGACACCGGTTAGCCGTCGCACCACTAGCATTACCAAGAGCAATATTAGTCCACCCAGAGCCATTAGTATTAGGTGTAGAAATCCGTGAAGAGTTTAGTACTGCGGTAAAAGCAGTATTTCCTAGTTGCGAGGTCCAATAAATAGTAGTTCCGTCCGAACAAATACCTCCCGATGGCATCCAACCCGCACCCGGTGTAACGCCTCCATCCCCTGACGCTAAGCTTCCTCCATCCGAAGCATTAAATACAGAAATAGCTGGACGACTTGCGATATCCAATTCAATCCATCCGTTACAAGTAACAACCTTTGTTGCACTAGCCATACAAATATTAACAGTACGTATAACTCCAAATCCAGCCCCAATTGAACCAGTAAATCCAACCGTAGGATCAATACCTGTTGAAGGCCACGCCGCTATCTTTGGTAGCGAATTACTCGTTGCATCATAAGCCTGTACACGCCATTCAACTAAAGAAGGTGCAAAATTCACGGCTTGGAATAATACAAATAACGTAGTACCGTTACTACAGCATGCCGCGGCCTTCCACGTACGTCCTCCTCCAGTTGGCAAAGAACCCAAAGTAGCAGTAGCTACCGTTCCCGTAACAGTATCGTGTGGGTCCCATAAATACGCTACCCCCGCGTTCCCCGTACCCGCTCCACCTACATCCGCATCTATAGAACAAATAAGGCGGCGTTGCTTACTGGAAAGAACAGCACTATCACGCACAACTAAAGCCGTTCCAGCTATAGCTTTGGGTAGCATAAAATCGGCTGTAATAAATTGGTTACTTGCAATAACCGGAGAAGCTAAAGAATATGCCCCGGGATGTAGACGACTGGCAATATCTACAAGGTCTATATACTTTCCCCACGACCCTCCGGCAATAGTGCCCATAAGAATGCTGCCCCGCAAACGCATACGCGTATCATCTTCTACTCCTCCTGTATCTTGGCCAATATCCCATGGCTGAGTTACGCGCTCCAACGTAGCGCGCTCCGTACGCGCATTTAAATGTCCATATATCGCATTAATAGCCGCACGCGTAGTCGTATTCCCAATACTCTCTGGCGTTCCCGCAATCTGATAAAGACCAACTTTACTCGCTCCATCGGCAGCTGTGGTCGCATCCGCAAGATCATCCACAATTTCATTAATAACAGCCCCAACATCCGTCGCCGCAATCCAGGAATAAGGTGTAGATGTTACCACTCCCGCCGTATGCTTATCAGCTGTACCTCCGACATGCGTAAGATACCGAGCCAACAACGCATCAATAGAACCCTCGCCACCAAACGTCGCCGTCTGCCCCGCGGACACAACCGTCCCATCAACGAACACTAAGGAAGTACCGATGCGCCGACACAGGGGAATAGCTCCGGGAATCTTTTCAGGGTTGGTCGAAAACTTGAAAAGCTTGGAAGCAGTAACTTCAGTATTTGGTGCAGTATCCGTCAAAGGTGTTGCTTGACGACGTCCACCTCGCGTGGACAAAACTGAATCCGTTAACTCTTCGTACCAAATACCAATACCATCACCATCAGCTGATAACGTGGTAGTGCCAAAGAACGTATTGAGTTCTGCTACAGCAAGATGATGTAACTCACGTGAATATGTTCCAGTAAGAACTACATCGCGGTCTCCTACTGATAAATCTGATAAACTAATGAAGACAGGTACGGCGCTTGTCAACGTGAACTTAAAAGGAGAAGCTGGAACAGCCGGTCCTAAAATCGTATTGAGTTCCGTCTCAACATGTGTCGCAAGTGTCGTCCCGTCATCTCGAATAATAATTCGAAGAATATGCTCAGGTTCACCTTCAATTGTTGCTACACAAAATACACCCGCTCCAAGCGACGCAGACTCTTCCCAAATAATGCGAATGCTATTAGCCAACTGATAATCAAAAAGGATGTCTCTCGCTGCAACATTGTCATTGGCTGAAATCAAAAATGTAGCAGTCTTAAGCACAAAACTCTTGGACGCAAACTTGTCCTCAAGTGGAGCCATCAGGGGCTGAAGCACAATCGCTTCCGAAATCGTGAACTTGTTCGTGCCAGTTGACCACGTCACCGTCGGAAATGCCGTGGCACCCGGCACCGTCACCTGACCGATGCTATTGCCACCCGTGATGATCCACTTGTCCGCATCGGCGCGGTACAAGAGGTCCTCGACCTTCTTCCGGAGCTCTTCCGTGCGCGCACGAAGGTTTTCAAGGGGTCGGTCGAAGACGACTGCCTGGACCCGCTCACCCGCGACGTAAGGCTTGATGGACTCCTCCTCCATACGCTCGCCGGAATCGTCTGTCGGCCCACTCCCAGTTTCAAAATCAATTAGCTGTGTAGACATTGAAAAATCTCCTTACGCCACGGTCATGCCGAGGGTCCAGTCAAATACCACGGACATCGTCAAACCCTTTACAAAAGAAGGAAATATTTGTCGCGCGTACATAAGTCGATCTGGAATAGTCGACCAGGGAGCTCCGGGAGGAGCTGGTACGGCTAAAGACCCGCGCGTAAACAATCCAGCCTCCGCAAAAGTAGATCCTGTAGCGGTTCCAGGAAGCACCGCTTTGTGGATGTTCAATTGATAAGACCCAGGGGTATACAGTCGTTCTGCAGGCAGAAGAGCATCCGTCCAAACATGCGAAATCAAATTTGTCTGAGAAGACGCTGGGGGGATACTACTATCGCCTACGCTCAGCGACCAGATTTGTCCGTATTCCGGATTACCTCGAACGCCCGCACCTCCCGCAACCTGCGATAGAAGACCGAGTACCGTCAAACGCCCGTCATTTGTGATTTGATTTTTCTTTGCAAATCTAAAACGCAGCGTTCTATTCCCATCAGGAGCTACGTCGTAAACCCGCATGCGAAAATGACCGTAAAGGCCACCTTGGTCGCAAAAATGAGGCATAGTTTTCACCCTTTCAGACATACGTGTAGTTTCCTGGAGGAATTCCTGCCGGAAGTCCTGTATCGATAGTAACGGTCAGTGTTCGGTCTATCATCGATTGCTCCGTGACAGTGTCACGCAAATAGGTCGGGTCCGTTCCGTCTATAGCGAGAGGTGTGTATCCAATCGTTGTATTCGGCGTACTCAAACTCGCATTATACAAAACAACGGTTTGTGCGTCGAATGTTATCGGACCAGCATCCCAATCATCTGTGACGATAGTTACTTCCCCGTATGCCGCAGATATTGGGTCCAAATCTATAGTATAATCGCGGCCTTCGACGACTTGTTCCCCGTGGACTGTCGCGTTAAAACGCAACGTCACGAAATATTCTCGCGGGGCCGTGAGAAGGCTAAACGTATCTCCCAAACCCAATGGGGCAGTTTCGCCTGTAGCCTCCGCTGTGTAAGTATTATAGCGATAATAATCATCGAGGGTCAGGATATCGTGATCGAGAGTAATTCCTTTTGCAACAGTCGCAAATGAGTCATCGAGCGTAAATCCTATTTCACCAATCCAGAACTCCTCGAGCAGCTTCAGAGTGTCGCGGAAATCTTCACCCGGCTCAACATAAGGGTACGTATATGCGGGCTTAGCCACCAACACAAGGTCGGTGATGTCATCAATAAACTCCGTCGAAAATTCAGTATCATGATCAATCCCCACATAAAACATGTGCATCTTTAGGTAGCGGTCAAAAAGAATGAAGGCTACCGTGTGTCGAAACAAAGACACAGGCGTTGTCGTAAATGGAATCTCTGGATGAAGGACGACTCCATCATCTCCCGCGTCCAAATACAAACCAGGGTCATCGATACATGCCCCGTCTGCGGGGTCAAAAACATGTTCGATTAATTGCGTCGTTGCAAATCTCCGAGACTGCGACGACGAACCCCAGAGCACCTCTGGGATATACTTGTTGTGCCACCATGTCGGGTCAATCAAATAGTCCGACACGATAAAGGCAGTCGTAAATACCTCAAAAGCATCGAAGGTTACAGCGTTCGCCGGAATAAGGTCGCTCCGCATCGGTACCCAATATGGGAAAGAATATGTCCGGACTATGCCCCCCGTCGTCTCGGTGGTCAAGATGTGTTTGAGCGTTCGGCTGAACTCCCAGGTCATCCCTACTTCATCCAACACTCCGTACGTCGCTTCGACCTCGACCGTATGGGAATCAATCACGCTCAAGACCCGAAAGCGAGTTCGGTTGATGTCTTCGACCGCGACTTTAACGACCACATACCCGCCGATATCCAGCGACGTGAAGGTCGTACTCGCACTCGAGAATCTTGTGGTGAGGGCCGCAAAAACTCCGTCCGTTCCACTGTAAGTCAACCCCGAGTCGTACGTGAGAAGCGTTTCCCCCGCAGTGCTGCAGACCGGATACCCGGCCGCGACGTTCAACGCGGATTCAATACGCTGCAGGATAGGTCCAGAGACGTATAAGTACATGATTCCACGGAGGAAAACACGATACGTCTCAGACGAAGCCTGAAAACGATTTAGCATCGCTCCATAATTGTTATAGAGCGTAAAACGGTCCATTGACACTTCTGGAACCCAGAAAGAAAGTTGCTTGATCGACCCTTCGGACTGTTCCGCTACCGCTCCGTTCGCAGAAAGGAGGACCTCCCGTGAAAACTGATAGGAACATTTCGAAATGGAAGACAATGGGTCCCAAGCCGGGACAGTCGAGGCCCTACGGCGTATCCAATTAACGCCCGCCTCGGTCGTTATGCTGGCGCTATCCTCAAGTTCCACGACGTGCGAACTGACCACACTCGCTATTGTGTATAACCCTGGACTCGAACCCGACGTGATAGCAATGGTTCCACCAACGTCGTAGGCCTCAACAAATACGGCAGATGTATGTGTGAAGGTCGCATACGTCCCCATATCTGTGAGAGTTCCATCTCCTACTCCCATACTATCTATGGGGTCAGGATAATAGACCGGTGTAATAACACCGCGCAAATAATCAACGGTGAAATCCACGTTTTCCTGAACCTGACTTCCATCAAAAAGACGTGTAGCGAAAACATCCACCGTCCCCACTTTTAGATGGCGACTTCCAAGGTCCGTAGCTGTCGGGTACGCATTAACGGTCACACCCGCTACCATGTCGTCCGCGGGTTCGCGTATCACCGAGTACAAAAATGGCCCCGAGCGGTCTATGGGATATGGCGTATCACTTTTTCCGATGAACTTGTACTCCTCAAAAAAATCGATTTCGTAGTCCTGTGAGCCGTAATCGTAATAGATGTTTTTGAAGAGGCGCCACGTCAAGTTCGTCCCGGATGTCACGGTCGGCGTGAGGTAGGCATCTTCATCAATGAGGACCTGCGTGGTAGATAGGACTTCTTTGATGAGATATCGCCCAAAGGCCGTACCTCCCGGGTCCCCATAAACCTCTATAACGTCTCCTCGATACGTTGATACGAAGGGCGCCGTCGCCGATGAAAAAATAAGAGACCCCGAGTACGTGAGCTTTCCTACGGTTCCATTCACAACTTCCGCTCCTTGATAGGCGAGGAGACGGAGCGTATTCCCACGGCGCACATCCGTACTATCCGGCCACTGACCTTTGAAATTCGTGTCGTAAAAAGCATTTCCAACTAAAAGATTGACCCATCTCCAAGCCACACCTTCTGCTGGAATGTACTCACCAGACTCATCCACAATCTGCCTAAAAGGGTCTGACACGAAATGCAGATATCCATCCAACGCCGTCGTCTCGAAATCCAATTCTTTTTCGAGTACATACGTAGGGTCAACGATTGAGTTCTGAAGCACATCCAAATCAACCGTCGTCCCCGGCATGTCGTACGTGAAACGGTCGTCGACTGCGGACGCTCCCTCCGTGAACGAGAGCTCATTTTCAGCTATTGCAAAGAGCTTCCAGGACTCTTTATTGAAAACAGGCGTCGTGTCTATCGAAGTACTGAGCACGTTCGATAAGAGATCGAGGTACACCTGACCAAGGTACTGCTCGGAAGCTTGATAGAAGGCCTCGAGGTCGGCTGTATCACTGAAAAATCTCTGCCAAAATCCAGATAGACCTTGGAAGAGCGAAGAGGCATAGTCTGGAAGTTCGTAGGGATTACCCATGGAGTTAGCCTCGAAGCGTGAAGGTGATGAGTTCCGGCCGCGTCTTGTACGTCACCGTTCTATCTGAAATCCCATAATACGCATACAAATTATTGAGGTCGCTCTCCGTCGATATCGAGGTGATACCCTTCGCTATGAGTTCATCCGGGACAACGATATCCCCGCTATTCATCAGCGTCACGCCATTCGTAGACTTCAAAAAGATTGAGACGATATCCGTGGTCTCAAACTGCAAAACCTGGCCGTCAGGCGCGTGCAAGTCGTACTCGATAGTGAACGGAAAAACCGTTCCAACGGTATCTGGGTACGTATCGCGAAAAACCGTGGAGAGGTCGGACATATCCAGGTCATCGTTCGGGTCGAATGCGTTGATATGGTCCGAGATAGCACTCTGCGCTGTCGAAGGCGTAATGACATCCGTAGCCGTGGGCTTCAGTCGATACGGAATCTCCGCATAAATCCAAATAGGCGTACGTGCTTTTATGAGGTGATTCGCTGCAACGACACGTTCTACGTAACTACTGGCAAGAGTTTGCAGTGTTGCGAACGTTCTGGATGTCCGATACGACACACGCAAATTCTTTCCGTCGTAAAGCGCCGGGGTCGTCACTGGCCCAACTCTAATGAAAACGACACCCGCGAGCGACTGCCCTTTGGATGGATTGATGCAGTCCACCTGATACTGTGAAGTCCCAATAACAGAACCTGCAATTGGAGTCGTATTCACTCTCGTCGTAAACCGTAGCGTCCCGGTCGAGGGATCAACCAACGCCGAGGGCGCAGGGTCCGTAACCTCGACAGAGATGACGTCCTGCACGGGATTTCCGGAGAGGATGATGGCTCCAGGCTCGGAGATTTTTCTAGAGGTGCCTGCAGGGATAGTAGAGTAGAGCGCGTTTGTACTTGCCGCTGCGATTCGAGAATAGACCGAAGTCCCTTCCAAATCCACCTCGGAAAAACTAGGAGCAAACCAACCAATCGAGTACTCCACCGCGTTGGTATCGAGTTCATCTGATGCCTCGTCGAATGGGCAATTTTCGCTTACGTAAATGGCGTGGTCTGTTACGCGCGTAATGGGAAAACCACGAGGAACTCCCACTATTCCTGATACGACATAGAGAATGTGCCCTACCTCAAGACCAAAAGACGTAAAAGTCCGTCCGCGGTCGTAAGTGAGCTCAGGGTCACGGAAAACGTTGGCTATTCCATCCGGCCGAGCAAAAAGACCTCCTACGGTACCGTTCTCCTCGACCTGTGTCTCAGGCAAATCCAAGTACGTGTCGTAATGCCCTCCAATATGCAGCGGAATCGCAGCGGAGATTTCAGTCCGCACATCGCGCACCATCTCGGGCTCACCCATACCAATGGTCAGGATATTAGTGGCCTCCGGAGATTGCTGATTAATTACCGTATCGATGGACCGGTTATTAATGAGATTCCGTACCGTGATTGCAACCTGCGCACGGTCCAAAAATTCTTCCGAGCTCTCTGTACTCTGTCCCCCTGTCACGAGCTGTTGATGCTCCGCATAGGAGAAGAAAGGGAGACCTCCTGGAACTTCTACTCGGAGAAAACGCCCTGCGTCGAAATCGTAAAGGTCACCAACACGTGCCGCGATGATGGGTATGTTCCCGACATAGTCTACCAACCGTCCACGCGTATCGTAGGTGGGGCGCAGTTGATTTTCAGCAATCACAAGAGTGTCGCTCGTGATATCCGGATAAAAAGCCAGAGTCGTCGAACGCCACAACTTCATATCCCGCCGAATAACGATGGACGTGCGTCGCGTAAAATGTATCTGGGCCGTTCCCGTAGTACGCGCTCCACCACTCCGCGTTATAAACCAATTCGAAAGAACGGCATCGACCGCCTGCGAAATGTCCGCGGTATCAAGCTCCGACGTCGACCCATTCGCGAGCTCGGTTTGAATCCTAGAGATGGACTGTAGAATAGCACTTCGGTCTATTTCAGATCGTAGAAAGGCGTACATTGGAGCAAACGCCTTGACCATCAAATCCCGCAAGGCGCTACCGTCCGTGAAGGTAGCTTCTGGCACCTGCTCCGTCAGGTACTCCGTCAAAAAATCGATGGCGCCCTGAATATCGTCCTGCTTTATAACGAGGTCTGCCATGAGCTACCACCTATCTATTAGCCATGTCGAAGAGACGTGTAGTTAACACCTCTCCAGCTTTGTTCTTTATTTCAACCCAAGCCTCAAACCCATCTCCGCTACTCGTAGGAGAAAACCGAAGAAGATTGGCTTGGTCGAGGGATTCGCTTTCGTTATACCCTGCCTTCGTATCTTGCGCTTGAACCTGCTCGCTTGCGTCATCAATCGCCATCGCTACGATATCGATAATCGACCCTTTAGCAGACTTTGGAACGTTTGTACCGACAAGGCTTCCGAAATCCGTCCCGAACTCAGGCTCCAACGGGTCACTCCCGCGCGGGGTCATGAACACGCGCACCCAACGATTGACGAGAAATTGCAATCCTTCGACCTTCAACGCTGAGGTAAACCCGAAAGTAAAAATCTTCGTGCCACTTACATCTGCAACGGGGACTGGCTGGTAATGAATGTCCATCTTAAAAAATCCCGTCGTTCGCTACCGCAGTACGGCGCTGTTCATCTACCGTGTACTCTTTGTCCACATATAACTGCTGCTTCGAAGGCACCGACGGCGGCGTCTGTGCCGCTTCCCCTAGAACACGCCCCACTCCCAACCGCGCTTCCTGCAGCTTGCTATCCTGTCTCGCCAAGACCGCGGCGTTGCGCCGGTAGTCCTTCGAGGTCTTCAGCACCTCTTGATGAGCTCGGTACATGGCAGACAAGTAGACCATAGGAGGGCTGATGGATGTCCAGGGGTTCGACCCTTGGCCCTCCGCGGTAGCCGCGCTCACCAACTCCTCGACCCAGGCTGTGCGAGCGGCTGGACCCTCTGCGGGGCGCTTCCAAACAGCATACGACGCGAGGTTCCCCTGCTGACCGACATCCGCAAAGAGCTTATCCCACTCCTCAGAAGACTGCAGATGGGGCGCCACGTCGATATCTTGGGGACGCGAATCCTTAAGGTGACTGTGCATGGTGTACCCCGCAAAAGAGGCGTCCACGGTCCCCCGGGCGCTCGAATGGGTCTGCGTGTTGAGATTGGGATACGCTAGACGCAGTTTGTAGAGCAACGCCGTCAAGGTCTGATACTGCTCAGCGCTGTAGTCCCAAGTTGAGAGATTCGTAGCCGCGGCATCCAGGGGGTCCCACATCAAAGGATACACATAAGAAGCATCAGATCCGGACTTGTAGTACAAGGCTTCCTCGAGCGCGATGGAGATACACGTATCACTCAGCGCTCCAGAGGATTTCAGGATGTGATTGCAATCGCACATCACATAAAGCGTACCATCACGGTCAATGAGGAAATGCGTCGAGGACGTCCCTTCCACTCCCAAAGCTAGAGCTCTAAGAATCAGCCCCAAACGCTCCGAATGCGCCATCGTCCCGGTATTACTCCCTCGCGGAATCCACGCTACTTTCTCAATCGAACCATCTTTATAGGGCATAGGGACCAACTTCCCTATCTCATTCAGAAACCCTTTCCATTTTCCGCTGTCTTTGTATGCATGCCAGGACTGCCCAAAAGAGTGAAACACGATTTGAGTTACAGCTCGCGCCTCATCGTTGGTCCAAGTCTTATACGAGCCTGAAGGAAGAAACTGATAAACCACGGGATGAATGAATCCACTCGAATTCAAAATGCACGAAGGCGCCGAGCTCCGAGGTGTCCCCTCCGGAGAAAGATTCAACATCGTAAAAGCGTTGCCAGCGCGCTGCTCAGCGGCATTGCGCATATACGAAAGCCAATCCTGAGATTTAGCCGGCGTCGAAACGCCTCCAGACCCCGCGGACATATGGTCAGGAGGGCTCTTCTCACGCTCATTCGCAGCTGTCTGATTTAAAAGCTGCTGAAGTTGTGCGTCACTCAAGGCCATTTCAATGTCCGCCTTGTACGCGCTGCAAATCCTGCATGTACTTGCGCTTGAGGTAACTCAATTGCGCCTGCGTCATGTTATATTTCTTCATGAGCTCAGGATTCTTCATGGGTATCTTGCCATTATATCCGATAATATCTTCAAAAATTTGTTTATCGCGGGGCGCCAATCCGTGGTGGTAAAAATCGATAATTCCTTCATCCCTTTCACCTTCCCAATATGCCCCTTCAGACTCCACGAGCTCACGCCGTGAGAACGCATTTTGAAAATGCGTGACACGCTTTTGTGACCAACCAAGTTCATCGGCCAACTCATCAACCGAGGGGTCACGACCAAAAGAATCTTGGAGCTTGTTAGCGGCAACATTGTACGTATGAAAGTATAGCTGTTGGTTCTCTGGTACCCGTGCCACGTTCTGATACGGATAAACAGAACGCGACAACTTCCGCAGTCGGCTCGCTACGTGCGTTCCAACAGCTGCACCCTTATTCGAGTCGTATGTTTCTAACGCTTCAACTGCTAAAAGCTTGGCCTTGGCCTCGAGCGCAGGACGAGGTACTGCCTGACCCCATTTATTTACTTCGCTCTGAATGAGTGGCTCCAGCCGAGTCATGAGCTTGTTCCGTGCAAGGATATCGTTGCTGGATTTCCACTGCTTCCAAAGAGCGAGGTCTTCGTCTTGGCGTGTTAACATGTCTGTCATGTAAGGGCTGCTCCCGCATTTCCACGTGTTAAATTACGATAATTTATTAAAGTCTGGTCCCAGTTACGTCTGGACTCAGGTATATTATGGCTAGCAGTAATAATCTGCCAATTACCTTCTGGTGAAGACGTATTTTCCCCTCCAACATTGGTTATAGCCTGTATCGCTACATCGTCTATCCCACCTTCTCTAGGTTGGGCTAGTTGATAAATGCGCGCATAAAAACGTGCAGATTTATTTTCGTCCGTAAACGTATCTATTGGACCTTCTACTCCACTTTTCTTATTTTTTAAAAGTTCATCAAGAGGTGCACCGTTACGCAACTCGATCATCTGCTGAAGAGTAGCTACTGGACGTGCGACAAAAGACATCGCCGAATCATACGACGAAAAATAAGATTCAAACTCAGGCGTAGGTATTGCAATCAAACCTTTTTCAGGATTCCATGAATTAGGAGAATCAGGTAAATCCTGTTCAGAAGATACTTGCGTACCATCAAAATCTCTTAAGATTAAAAACCTATCTATATCAAAAAATAAAGGAGTGCCTTTAGAGATGTCTGGGTATAAGACCCTCTGATAAAAGTCTTCTACTACGGATGGCACCTGAAAAACATCCGCTACTTCTGCAATAACTTCAGTAGGACCCACCGCGTAATCCGAACTAAGACCATCATCGTTTAGGTCCTGGTCATTCGATCCCGTAATCATCAATTTCAAATACTCCGGCAAAGTTCTAGTATATGAAAGCACCACAGAAGTCTGCATATCACCTTGAGCCGAGAAAGAATGACTCACAGAATTAACATAACCAATAGTATGGAAACCTGAAATACTATTATCTAAAATGACAGCACTAAATCCTGGGATTATATAAGGGTTGAATGCCAGACTTACCGTAGCAGACCGCGTTTCAAATCTCGACCGATAATACTCGTATTTAGCGTAAACTTTAAAAAGCTCACCCAATGCTTGTGTCGTGGCGGAAGGATCGAAAAGTTCAGGACCAGTAGCTGCAGAGCCCGCGTCTGACGTACCTTCTGGCGTTGCTGCAATAGCCGTATCTTTATCCGCAGCATTCCAAGGAACGTCTCTTCCTGGAACAGTTTGATCCTGCGCCGGTATATAGTCTTCGTCCCCGGGTAACGGAGCACTCGGAGAAGAGGGCGCATCCGCCGTAGCTCCGGTCGGTTGCATCTTTGAATACGCGATATATGCTAACTGAGACTTATTAACCCCACGGGAATAAACACGCCAATGCGCAATCTCGTCTCTTTTTCCCGTCATAGGACTAATAAATTTCCACGTCTCCTCAAAAGCTGCCGTATCGCGTTGTCCTTCCGGCTTAGCTAAAAATGCAGCACGTTGGCTAAGAAGCTTAGTTAAATTACCTTCTCCTGCGTTATACCCCAAAAGAGCACATTGTAAAAGTGACGGGATAGGATTATTAGGATTTGTCTCTGATGCTGCGAAATTTGTTACACCTGCCTGCTTTACTAGTCTTGCAAGATAGTTTATACCGGCATAAATATTTTTCTGTGGATTAAATAAATCCGCGTATATTGCTTCCCCGTAAACTGTCCGATATTTTGCTGCCTTTTTTGCCGTAGCCGGTTTTAGTAATACCTTGGTAGGAGTTCCATAGTTACCTAATGGTTTCAACCCGGGGTCTTTCGCTCGTGCTTTAGTATACGCTCCGATAAAAGTTTCATGCATTAACTGCATTAAACCTCCACCGCCATCTTTCTTATTACGCGATAAAGGATTGTACGCGGACTCATGCCCTATGACTCCCCAAATAACATCTTCTGGAATTCCGTACGCCTTTGAAGCAGCTTTTACGTGCATCCCATAAACGGGCACAGCTTCAGCTATCCGCCGAATTTTACCTTTTCCCGCAGCATAAGTCCGACCCCCCACTTTAACCGCAGTCTCCGATACGGACTTCTGCCCTAACTTTTCAAGCATATATAACCATGCTGGAGCATTTATATGCTTACTTACGGGTCCTTTATATAATTCTTCGGGATAAATCAAAAAATTACGCGTATTAAGATTTGTGTTATTTCGATATTCTGTCATGCGCTCCCGCACAATACCCGGGTACCCCGTAACCAAAAGTTCTCCAGCTACGGTTTGCATATCGCCAGAAGCTCCACTCGAAAGTAATCCCGAAACATAAGCTTCACCTAAATAAATACGTGTTGGTTGCCGTTCGTAATTCTCTGAAGTTGCGTAAGTACGAATCATAGAAGGGAAGATGATATTACACGCGGGAGGAATCCCGAAAATACATTGAGGCTTAACGATGTAAGAAGCTAATCCACCATAATTAGCATCATCTTTACTACCACCCCGCCGTGTAAAACTACCCTCGATAAGGTTTGTTTTAGCTGTCATCTGCACCGCAGGTGGAGAGGGTACAGCTAATATTTCCATGAACATCGTGCCATAAACACGTTGTAATAACTCCCACGCAGTTCCACTATTACCTACATTTTCACCTATCTGTTGTTTGATTGCGTTAAGAACTTCCGTTGAACTGATTGCTTTCATTATAGGAAAACAACCTTCTATGGATTTAGCCCCTGTATCATCGAAATACGGAAGAGCTGACCACCTGCGTCTAAAATTGGTCATCTCAATCCAACGCCCAAAGAAATTCCTACCTGCTACTCCAGTAGCAGTACGCGGTAATGCCCCCTCCGTCGATGTAGTATCGGATGTACTTTCAAGATCAACCGGAGCAGTAAGCGCTACAAGTAAATTTTTAATAAATTCAAAAGGAGATGATATAAAAGCTTCTGGATTATTCGCGTCTGGAACAAGCCCCTGATTAAATAGGGACAACGGATATACCACCGATGGCGCAGTAAAAGTATCTCCGGATGTAGCAGTAGGCGCCGAAAGTCCCATAGCCATATCCGATAGGCTAGACATGTAATAAAAACGGAGCTGCTCCAAAATCTTGAGATGCGAACGGCAATCTAACTGAAGAAAACGTCCCGCTGCGGTCGTCTGATATGACCACCCCACGACCTCGAACTCTCCCATGAAACACATCTTCGGGAGCGCTGGGTCGAAGAACAAATCCAAGTAATAAATTTCAACCTGTAGGCGGTCTTCATGTCCAATACGCTGAAGGATGACGTGTGGGACCAAACGAATCTGCGCCGTGGGAATCGACCACACACCAAATTCAACGTTCACGGAATTAACTGGCACCTCAATCCCGTTGATATACACGATCCATGCCGCCTGGTGCGGCATATTGACCGAATAGGTTGTCGTGCCTGTACTTTCTTTTTTAGCCATTAAAAATCACCGAATCTCTACGATTGCACCGAGCAGTACCACCGAACAGTAACCTGCGACTCGCATGATAGCATTTCTTGATCGCAAAGCACCGTACATAATTTCTATCTGCTCAGCCGAGACATCCACACCGTGTATTGCACGCAATGCTGAGACGAATTCGCGTTGATAAAAATCTAAATCATCCGCTACATCTAAACTATTACGCTTTTCACAGATGATGGCTTCCAAATCAGCTTGCACACCTTTGAAATCGCTGAAAACGCTGCCTACGTTGCTGTGAAGAACTCGAAGCAGAATCTCCCGAGTACGTACCGCGGGTTCTGTTGTATCTGTGATGACACCTAGCACGCGCCTGCGGAGGCCATTTAAAGTGGACAGCGTAGTAAACGGTTGAGAGAGTGCTATCTCTACCGGGAGCATTGGTCCGCGATGACATCTCCGAATAGCCGGAACAGTACTACGTCCCTCTGTTTCAAACTCCCAAAGAAACGACATTCGTCACCACCGTATTGGCGCTGTGCGCGTGGCTATGTTTCCGTACTCGTCTGCACCCTCGTACTCAATCACTATCTTGCTCGCAACAGGCCAATCCGAAGTTTTCTGGAGGTAAATGGCCAGCGTATGCCCATCTTGCCTTCTTATTTTGCTGTTTGCGCCGTCATAGGGAGACGCAAAACCCGAAGAATCGAACGCGAGGGAAAAAATACCGCCACCATCCTCACTCACGCGCACGACGATGTCCGCGACATCAGTAAAACTCGAATAGTTGTAGACAAAAAAACGGAGCACCTGAGAAACAGGCACATTCCGCTGCTTATCCACGGGGCGCGAGCTCAAGAAACGCGGCTCAACAGCCGAATCAGCGCTTCCGGCCTGCGTGTGTCCGCACGGTGCAATCCCGTAGCCCCCGTAATAACGTATCATGTCCGTTGTCATGACTGCGCAACCCACGTGACATTAAGAGCTGCTTCACCTGTTGCGGTAAGAATGAGGCTGTCAGTCATCGCATCCACAGTCGCTGCGATATCCCAAAGGTCAGTCCCTGAACCCCCACCCGGTACGCTGGTCTGACCTAAAATAGTAATTACTGGGATATCCAACAATGAGGTCATGCCCGACCCCAGGTTTTTAACCGCAAATTCGACTCTCCATATCTTGCCCGCTCCACCGTGAAGAGAATTAAAAGCTTTGACCATTATCGAATAGTAAGTAAGGCCATTCAATGGAACTATTTCACGCGTAGGCGCAACACCGCCGAGATAGAGCTCGGTGGGCGTAGCGTCCGCAGTAGTTCCTAACCAACTAGACCCCGTAAAAACACCTGCAACAAGAGCCCTCAATATGGCCAACTCTTTTTCAAGCCAGCCAAATTCAGGCGTCCCTATGCTGTTATCCTGCACCGTCTCATTTAGAGCGGGGAGTGGATATCGAACTCCATTTACCAGAACTCCAATTCCAAAATAGAGTTCCGAGATATCCTCAGTAGGGAAACCTTCGTTCGCAGTTAGTCGAACGAGATATCCACCTTCCAACTCCGCGGGAAGCGTACAAATCTGAGACCCAGCCCCTACAGGTACTACGGACGATCCTGGAGTCTGTGTGAATTCCCATTTGTACGTAATGCCCACGTTATCCGCGGTAAACGTCACCGGCCCACCTGCAATAGAGGTCGGTAAAATATCCCGACGGGAAACTGTTGGTACTCCCGCGCTCAATCCAGTTTGGTCTATCGCGAAATCAGACAGTGCCATCAGTCAACTCCTTCACACATGCAGAAATTCAAATTGGAACTGTTTCCACATCATTTAATTCATACCACTTATTACTCAAGCTTATCCCAACCTCTATATCCCGGCATAGGTTTTGATTTACGACTATTGTTACCTGCAGGAGGATAAGAAGTTCTCACTTCAGGCCCCGGATAAACTCCAGGTTTAGTAGGATCAGAAGGAACCACAGACTGCCCCGAAGCAGCACTCGTATCAAGTATTACGTCGTCCTGCTTCATTTCCTTTTCCCAGGGAGGAGTATAATTCTCCGTTACACAATTAATTCCATCTGTAGGTACATCTGCTACTTTCGAAATCAAGGGTCGGAGTTGTGTCACCGCTGGATACTTCAACGGATAAGCGTTCGAAGGAACGAACTCTCCTGCACTCGCAGGTAACTGTGTCGCTCCAAAAGCATTTCCATAAAGAAGATGCTGGCGGTGCACAAGCATTTGCAAAGTGAACGGGACGACGTTTTCATTAGATGCAGAGCGTATTAGAGAAAGACCTACACACGCACCGCTCACGATGTACGAGTCGTAACGGATATAGAGCTGAAGGCCTCGACGCGCGAGCATCGTCCCTCTGAAGAGGTCTTCATACGCCGACAACATCTGAACCGCCCAGTCATCCTGGAGCGTGTTCATCAGATTCCCGGAAAAGGTATACATAGGAGGAGACGCGCCGAAGAAGAATGCGACGAAATTATCTTCAAGGACCTCCGTCACTTGTACCTTTTCCGACAAATTCGACTGAATCGTCTCGAGGAAAAAGTCCACGTAACCCAAGGCAGGAGAAGCCGACGAGCCGTCTCCTAACATCACGGTGGAGACGTTCTGGCTTACAGAACTTTTCAAACTCTTACGAATTCTGTCAGGACGCTCTTTATTTTTAACTCGAATATACATCCGAGCGAGCGTGTCATAGTTTTCCCGATTTCGGCCTGGAAGATGTCTCGCGTACTTGGGGGTCGCTCCAGGAAAAGCTGCGTATTGACCGTTCGCATTCTTAGGGTGTCCTCCATTAAGATTGCGATATCCGGCGTTACCTATTTCATCCGCTGTAAAATCCAAGTCAATAAGGGCTTCCGCTACGCGTTCTTCTACGCTAGTGAAATCCATATCAACTTGACCTGGAACATAATGCGTGGTGAGACTACCTGTATTTAAATAGTCTAATTTACCAAGAAAGGGGTCTTCGCCGATAGGGATTAGAGTTTTGTCCGCCATGCGATTATTGCCCCACAACGACCTCGTAGTTCGGAGTCAAATCCGAAACCTCGAGGGTGGCGGTCTCATTTACAATCATATACGCCCTAGAAATTATCCCCGGAAGCGTGATGACCGTGTCCTCTCCCGCTGTATCCGAGCGTAGATTGTTCAGGAGTATAGAATTGATATACCGCAGCATGTGGTCTGCTCGCGGAATGATTCGGCGTATTCGTGGTGCTGTCATCAGCCTTGTCCTGCTTTCAAAGACCCCGACTGCATAGCTTCGTTAAACGCGACTGCTCCATCCCTAAAAGATTTGGCTGCATCTTCTGTAAAATACTTAAAAGCAGATGCCATCTGGTCGGCCACTTCCGACATCTTCTTTTCAGACGTCGTCAGTCCTCGAGCTTTTTCACCCGTAGCCGAGACGTTGGATTCTGACGTAATATCCGAACCTATATTTGCTAACTCTTCATAGATATCGGTCTGGAGATTAGTCGCGGCTGCACCTGTAGCTGTCTTACGCTTCGACAACATCCCCGCCAACCTTGAATAGCGTGAATCTTTGCCTAGCGTTTTAAGGTCACCTGATGAAAGAGTTCGTAAATCAGCTTCAGACTCAATCTTTAAACCCGTCGCTTTACTCATCCCCGAGAAAGCTGACGCTGCGTATTCCGCACCCTGAAGAGCTCCCACATTTCCAATGTAGTCCTGCAGCTCTTTGATACCTGCGTCCCCTCGGTCTACCATCCCCGTAAGCTTTTTCTGCAAGTCTTTGGACATGTCTAATTGGCTCATATCCTCAACCTGCTGCGCAACAACTGCCTCTACTTGTGCTTTAGTCGCCTTCGGCCCAAGTTCTGCCTGAACTTCCTGGCGTATACGCGCCGCCCAGGCATTATTCATCTTCCCTGATTTACCCGAAATAGCCGCCATAATCTCTGCTGGAGACCTGTTGGCTACCAACTTGCGCAATTCATCACGCGCATCTCCTGCTCCGATCCCCCAACCTTTTTCAATCGACCCCATCTGCGTTTTAATACCCGCAATTTGGTCCCGAACGGCAACCACGGTACTCCGACCAACATTTCCAGCTGCCCGTTCTTCTGACAGGCGGAAAACGTCTTTTCCAACCGCCGTCGTAAGCCGTTGCCCCGCCATCAAAGTTGTCTCATTTAGGGACTGAAGCTGTTCAGCACTCATCCCTTGCAACGAAGCCTCTACTGCCGCTTGTGACCGACCCGTAGCCGTTGCAATACCTGCTGCTAGCGATGATTTAATCGTATCGTCTGATATACGCCCAGTTGTAGCATCGATGATTCCCGATTTAGACTCAGCAGCTCTTGCAAGTGCTTGTCCTGCCGCAATCATCGAATCCAAGCCCTTACCCTCTTTTAAACCTAACGATTTTTCCAATCCCGCATAAACAGCGGTAGAGCTCTGCATCGTCCGTTTTGCAGCCCCTTGAAAAGTACCCGCCAAACGGCGGTCTCTGTCTTGAATGACTTTAATAGCCGACCGGTGCTCGCCCCCGGCCATTCCCGCATATGCCAAGTAGGCGCTACCCAATCCAGCTCTCATGGCTTCACCGGTATCTACACCTGCAAAGCCCAACGCCGCATCTGCGATTCCCAACGCAGGGACCGCTATACCCGCAAGGAAGGACGCCGTATCTAGTCCTAACCCCGAGACATCACCGCCCTCATCCCCGTAAGCCGTTCGCATGAAAGCGTCGTATCCTTGACGCCCCGACATGCTCAGTCCACCACTACTCTGCGTTTCTCTCCCGTGTTTCGCCCTAAAAGCTTGTCGAGCTCTAAAACTCTTTCGTCCGGCTTTTGTCGAACGATCCGCACCGAGAATCGCGTCGGGGCGGTCATACGTCGTAACCCCTGCCGCCATATCTCGGAACTCTTGCAGGGGATTCGTAACGAACGACCGCCAACCCCTACCTGCCGCCTCGGCTGCTCCCGTTATTTCGTTGACGACCGGAGATGCAAAACTTCGAACAGCCACACCAGCCGCCGTCGACATCTTTGAGAAAACGCCCGGCGCCGCATCCATAATCTCTTGGCGCTGCGACCGCGCCATGTCATCCCGCTCCTGCTGGATCATGCGCTTCTGCGCCCGCCAATAAGCCGGATTCGCCGCCTCGGTCATCATCTGCGTCGCGACTTCATCCCCGTAGAGCATCCGCGCGCCCGCGGCGAACCCGCCCGCACCCTTAAGCCCGAGGAACTTGCCCGTGTCCGACGCCATCGAAAAGCGCATGGCCGTCTGCTCGTAAGGCGTCATCGTGCGCGCAGCTTGGTCTTGTATCTGACGCTGCTGCAACGGCATCATCGCCAGAGCTCCAATGCCACCTGCCCCGACCGCCGCGTTCATGTTCGAGACCGCGCCCATGACCATGCCCTGAGGACCACGACCGCCACCCGCTACCCCTGCCAGCGCGCCCGCGTTCATGCCCCAGCCGCCAGCCCCGTAAGAGCTGATGGAGGCACCAAACATGGGCATGGACATAAATGCCCCTTGCGCCTGCATGTTCCTCTGTGCTACACCTTGAACTCCCCCGAACATCGCAAGCTCAGCATTCGAAAAAGTTCCCGATGCTACTGCCTGACGAGCTGACGCCGCAGAGTACATGCCATACTGAAGCCCCGCTCCACCCGAGAGTCCCAAACCCTGATACGTCATCGCCCCCGGCAAGCCCTGTTGGTACAGGCCACCAACCGTCGTGCCTGCAGCACGCGAAAAAGCACGCATACTTGAAGCAGCACCCTCAATTTCAGGAACAGAAAGGCCAAACGTATGCATCTGCCCCATGCGCTTGATGACACTCGTTACGTCTGGGTCGTTCGTGAGCTCCATAAAGCGGCTCACCGTACGGCTAACTTTCCTAAGTTGCTCCTGAATCCGGTCAACGCCCTGGTCAAAATCCATCAAGCCGGCCTGCCCAGATTTCTGAAGAATCTGCGTCAGGTCATGGCGGTTAAACTTTCCACCTGTCTCGCTCTTGAAGCTCTGCGATTCCGCCAAGCGCTGGATGCCCTGCCCGACGTACATCGAGGCGTCCCGGCTCAACCCGCGCCCGAGCTCGTGAAGGTTCGGACCTCCTACTACCCAATCCTGCGACATGCGCTGAACCGAAAGACCCATCTCGTGGGCTTCACGCCCCGGACGGAACGGCGCCATCGCCATGGAGCCCATACCCTCAGCAAAACCTGAATAGTGGGACAGAATCCCACCAAGCACCGCTCCCGCACCTCGCCCTACAGCTCCAAAACGACTCCCAAGCGCCGCGCCGGCCAATGCCCCCATCCCGTATCCCGCAGCTTGTCCTCCGAAACGAGGCGCTTGCGACACCATGGAATACAGCTGGTCAGCCCTGAGCTCACGCTGCTGTATCTCCTGCTCCCACGGCGTACGAAAATTAGGCGTGGGCATCTGCGGCGTGAACGGGGTCTGGAACATCGGCATGACTGGCATTGGCGACATCGGAGACCCGCCTGCTCCACTGCCATAGGGCATCGGAGGACGGAACACACCTGTGCTCGCCGGCGTCATCATCAGCGGAGAAGGAAGGGCCGAAGGTTGTACGAACGACCCCATCATCCCCGCGGCGTACGGACTCATTGACGACTGAGCTTGCGCAGCTTGGAACTGCTGCTGATACTGCTGACCAAACGTAAAAGAAGCCGCCGAACCACGCGCCACGGGATTCATCTGCATTGCTGACTGCATCTGCATGGAGGCCTGCTGCGACAACTCAGCTGCAGCTTGTGCTGGGGATTTTACCTGCACCTGCGGACCAACGCCGGGTATCAGACCCAGATTCGCTTGCATGGAGTTGTAATTGTCAGCCATTTCGCATATTTAGCCTTCGTCCGAGGTCATATTTGCGATACGTTCCATGAGTCGAGCCTCGTGCTGTGCTTTATCGCGCATCGTCTTCCGCCATCTATCCGTCGCGGAGACATATTTAGAATTGTAGCGTAACTGGTAGAGCTCTTCCTTATACAAATCCATGTGGAGTTGTAGCACCTTATCCGGGATATTCCCGATAAGCCCTATCAGACGCGCAATCAACCCTACGCTCGCGAACTGCAAATTACGCTCACGAAGAATTGACTCCGCGAGAATCTGCTCGTGAAACGACCCGGTCTCTGGCAGCGGGGCGTTATGCGCGTAGGCATAAGCTCGAACCTGCCCCGCCGCCGTATTTAAAAATCCTTGGGGGCTCCGTCCGAAAACACAGCCATGAGGCGCTTATCAAACTCGAAAACTTTTTGCATGAGCTTGAGTGTAATTTGGGTTGGGAGCTTCTCGAGAAAGTCCAAACGCTTCGTGAAACTCTCCTCAATCGTAACCTGGTCCACGTCGTCCATAGGGCGTGGCACCCGGAAATCCCGACTCCCGTATTTCACCAAAGACGCCGCCGTATTGTAGCTGTTGACGACGTTATTGATGGACGAAAGAAACTCTACGCGGTCGGTCTCGAGTTTTCTATTCGAACGAATCGTATCGAAATACTGGCGACTCCGAAGCGTCACAT